GTCAGGGTTGTCGCTCGACCGTAGCGCGATAGTGCTCCCATTGCGCAGGGTTATCCGCAGGTCTGTCCGGTCAAGCGATGAGATATAGCCGGGCGGTATGATGTCCTTAAGCTTAGGCAGCATGACGTCGCGCGCCATGCCGTATGTCGGCGCGATATACCAGCTTGTGCTGCCCTTTTGGTTGACCGCGGTGCGCATGAGCTCGTGTGCGGCCAGGTGTGTTTTGCCAAAGCGACGCCCAGCGACGAGGATCCTCATCCGCGTAGGGTCAGTGTAGACTCGCCATTGCGCCGGTCGAAGGCGCATGACTAAACGCTCAGTCATGAGTCGGCCTCTTGATCGCTAGATGCTTGACTCGTGTCGCCATTGTCGCCCTTGTCTACCTCAACGCCAGGCCCCGCGACGACTATTTGCGGCAGGTCGCCAGTAATAGCCACCTTACTCCCTTCCGTTGTCTCCCTGATTTCTTTTATCAATGCAATCTTCGCTGAATCTGACCCTTTCGCTAATATTTGCGTAACAACCTGCTCTAATAGTTCAAGCCCTGTTGCGGGCTTTCCATCGATAACCACTTTCGTTTTCTTAGCAAGCAGCCGTGCATACATCTCTGAAATAGCAGCTTTCTCTCGCCTAGCTTTTGCCGACGCCTTGCCTCCTTTTGAGCCCAGTTCTCTAGCTTCGCTCTTGCTGCGCTGCGAAGTAGGAATAAGGTTCTGCTCATTCATTCTTATTCTCCTGCTGCATCTTCGCCTTCTGCCTAATCTGGTATTTCGTCATCCAAGCCTTAGAATATTCAGCGTTCTCAAATAGCTTAGAGAAGCCAGTAATATGTTTTAGCTTAAGAACTTCCTCTGGCTGCATGCCTAATTCTTGACATATCTCAGCCTCGCTCATACCATTATCGAGCATCTGGAATACGAGGTTAGACATTCCTGTTACCATATGCTCTCCTCTGGCTCTATTATGCCTTACAGTAGACGCCATCCTCTCGGTAATGTCTTTATCTATCACTACTATAGGGATCCTACCATTTATCCGCTTAGAAATATCTGCCTTAGTCTTTGCTATAAAATATCTGTGGAACCCATCAACAATGATGTATTTGCCTAGCTCCTTATCGTATACTGTTACAATCGGCTGAGTATAGCCATCGTGTGAGATTGAAACATATAGCAACTCCATTTCTATACTAGCTACCGAGTTAGGATTATAATCGTTTGCCTGTACTATATCTACTGGCACCCAAAGAATTCTATCGACTGGTTGGCTCTTCTGCGGTGATAGGCTGCTAATAAATGTTCTTAATTCATTCAAAAATTCGATCTTGTCATCTGCCTCATTGAACCACTTAGTTATAAGCTCTTCTTGACTCTTTGTCATTATTTTCTCCGAATATATAGGCATTACAGTCTCTTATCGCTTTGCCTGAAATAAATCCTGTTCTTTTGTATTTTCTATATGCATAAACAGGAGGCCTTCTTTCAAAATTATCTATCTTGGTCATGAAATAATCGTTAGCCAAAATAGACGTGATCTGAGCCTTATACATATCATTTATGTTATGCATCCCATCATAAGTCTCGTCCATCCTTGCAAATCTCTTGCGGAATCTTTCTCTAGCGTCTTCCATCACGACAAGATTATTAAGCAAGTAATCCCTATATTCTCTCCATGAGGTGAACATGAAAGGTAATTCTTTCGGTGTAGCTGTCGCATCATTCTTTAGTTGTTTAATAGAATTTGCTCCGTCTATTCTTCTGAGCAAAGCATTCCACGTATCAGGCTCAAACTCTTGACATATTTTTAGCGCCTCCAGAGCAGTCTCATGATGGAGATTCGATACTCTCATCTTGTTTAATGGGATCCCGTAGCTATACATGTAATCGTAAATTCTGTTATATTCCCACTTGTTTTCATGAATAGCCTTCCATACATCGGAAGTGTTCCAGTCGTAAATAGGATAAAACGTTATATGCTTTTTCTTCTTGTTTTCTATCTTGCCCCATGTTACATCCTTATAGCATATCGACTGAGTAAGCCCTATCGCTCGTTTTGGATTTTCAGCCGCTCTCACGCCAGCGATATAACATGCAGGCTCATTAGGATAATGATAGTCAATAATCGCGCCAAAAAGCTCGTTGAATCTATCAACACCATATACATTCTCTTTTATACTATTAGGCTCTTTTTCTCGCATCCACTTTTCACCTGGCGCCCAGCAGTGTAGCCAATCCGAACTATGAGATGCTGCATTGAATATA